GTGTGGGCGGTGCCATCACGGGCCGTGGTGCGGACTTATTGATTATTGATGATCCACACTCGGAACAAGATGCAATGTCCAAGACTGCTATGGAATCGGCATACGAATGGTATACATCTGGTCCACGTCAACGTCTACAACCAGGTGGTAAGATCGTGTTGGTCATGACACGTTGGTCCACGAAAGATTTAACAGGTATGCTGATCGCTAATCAAAAAGAAAACAAAGCTGATCAGTGGCACGTGGTCGAGTTTCCGGCACTCTTGGACCACGGACCAGTGTGGCCAGAATATTGGAACAAGGACGAGTTAGAGAAAGTTAAAGCAACACTACCCGTTAACAAA